AGCGTAGTTAGTAATTTCTCCATTACCTTTAGGAATTTTATTACCCAAATAAATAGCGTACTCTTCCGGAGTCATAATGTTCCCAGTCTTCGGGTCTCTATATTTATCATAGTTAACACCCGCCACTTGGTTAAATGATGAAGTACCACCAGGGGCGGCGACTTCTACTCCAGTTTTAGAGGCTGCTCCCAACTCATCAGTATTTAAAATCTTTTGATTTGTGTCTGAATAATAGTAACTACCGCCACTCTTATAAAAGTTACGTTGTGGTGCCTTTGGTGCAGCCGCTTGTTGGACTGGCTTAACTCCGGTGAATATCGGAGCCGGAGTAATAACAGGTGCCCCAGATGGATTAAAAGACCCTCCGCCATTAGGAAGAATTTCCTTTTGCAGTTTAGGGGATATCATCGGGGTTGAGTTGGCAACTCCTTGAGGTTGATAGTTATAGAAATCCGTTAGCAGGCTGGAGCTCGATACCGGAAAGGCTTTGATATTAATCATATATTTAATATTTATTATTATATCCTGTGGCTAAGAGCTTATTGCCTTTATTCCAAAGATAGCCAGCCGCTCTAGTATTGGCGTTAGCTTTTCGTTCGTTGTTTACCGTTCCTTGAAAGTTATAGTTATTAGGATTATAAACAGTGGATAAACCGTTTTGATTGGCACCTCCAGTTGCAACATTAGGATTAAAAGAATTGCTCCCTAATTGGTAATATTTATTTAATCCGGTAGCAGCGTCTCCGCCGTATTTATACTGGAAGTCATTGGCAGTGGTTCCGATGTTCCTGGTAACCGTACCAAGTTTGGAAGCCTGGTCTTGTTCATAAGCTCGAGCTAAGTTCTTTTCCCTTTGGGCTCTTCCTCCAGAAAATAACACACCAGAGTCAGCAGCGGATTGGTCAGCTTTTGTTTTATCAATTTGAAAAGATTCGGCAGAGTTAATTAAGTAGTCTTGGTAGTCAGCTTGCTTCTGTGCCAGCGATGATTCTGCTGCCTCTTTATCCTTTGCCTGCATGGCCTCGTAATAAAGCTTGTTGTCCTTCATCCCCTGGTCAAGGGCGGCTTGTTGGTCAGCAACACTGAAAGGTTTGCCCTGCCAATCTAATAATCCACTAATATTTCCTGTGGATAAACCGTTGATAATCTCATCAAGAGAGGAACCTCCTTGAACAAGTGTAGCAATAGCAGGGTTTTTAGCAGCCGCATCAGCATATTGTTTATCCACATCAGCTTGAGGATTTGGTTTTGGACTTGCATTAGCCGCTGGTGTTCCCGCTTTTGGAATCCCCATTAGAGTTTTCCCATCAGCAGATTTGCCTGTCACATTGTAGTCTTTAATAAGAGATGGATGAGGGATAGCAACTGGGGTATTCGACTGAACACCGGCGGGGGCGACGGCTCCCTGTTTGTTTTTTGCTAACTGGACAGCAGAGTTAGGAATCAGTTTTGGTCTAAGTTCGGCGTCTGATTTATTTGACCAATAATTTAACTCCTCTTGAGTGGCGTTTCTTCCATAGTATAATTTAAAAAGAGAGTTGACTCCTCCTGCTCCAAGTTTTGTAGTGCTTAATGCCATATATTTTAAAAATTATTTAATTCGCTTGCCAAAAATCTAAATAATGAATTTCGATAGTTTTAGCCGCATCTTCTTTTGTTCTAGCTTGTACGGTGAAGGCGTACCCAGGGCCAGATGTGCCTGTCGGTGTCCCATCGCCATCACTTGTAAGCCATAAATACCCATCAACATAATACTGTATAAAGCCGGTAGTGGCATCTAATACTGCCTCCAAAATATACGTTCCTCCTGGGCTAAAAGTAAACAGTTCCGTTTCGTATCTGCTAGTCCCATCGCATACAGTTGCATAAATTTGAGCTCCATTAAATAAAAAACCAAAATGTTCTTGTGTGGCCGGCGAAGCCCCCGATACCGACCCGGTAACTACATATACTTCTTGCATAGAGTCGTCGGTTATTTGTACCTCACATTTGAACTTTCTGTTTTTGTCCCAAGTCATTCCACCACCTAAATCTTTTTTAATTTGGGCATCGTTATCTGTCACCACACCGGTAGCAACAATAACCCCGGTAGCCGCCGCCGTTATAGCCCCAGCCCCATCAATTATTTTAGAATATCCATCAACCGATTCAAAAACAGTAAACCAGTGCCAGTCGTCCCTGGCAAGACTTTTTACTCTTGCATTACCTTTCATATCAACATTAAATGGTGCGTCGGCGAAATTGGCGTCACCCAGAGAAATACCATCAGCGTCTGCCTTAAAAATATCATCACCGGAACCAACAGATAAATAGACATCAACAGCTACAGAGCCGGCCTCAAGTCGAGAGGCGTTAATGCTGTTGGCTAAAATATTGTCTCCAACGATTTGGGTTGCCTCTGACAAGTTGTAGGTAGCGTCAACAGTTCCATTCTGGGCAACTGCAATTAAAACTTTCCCGACCCCCACCGCCGTAGCTGGTGTTGTCGTTGTTTGATATGCAGTCTTGGAATCGTTTAATGATAAATAGATATAAGTTTTAGCGGCCATATTGCCGGTGTTTCCAGCACTAATAGAGTACGATACCCCGTTAGCAGAAGTAAATGTCCCCGCCCCCCAGGAGACAGTATCTAAGTCTGTAGAGGAAAAAACACAAGTCTGGCCCCACCCCCAATTAGAAACATCAAGAGTTTCCGGGGGGATTGACCCTGGCTCCAATTGAGCTCCGTTTATTTGGACATTACTAATGTTTATATCTTGAGCGGCCCCTCCAGAAGGAATCGGAGAAGGAGTAGCGGGAGAAGAATCGGCAGAAACAAAAACAGAGTCCTTGGTTTCCAAGTTTTGGGTGTTGTCCTTATATAGGAATCTGTTTAAGAATAATTCTGTTAATTTCATATATTAATTTTCTTCAAAACCTTTTTGTTGAATAGAAAGTATTTCTGTCCCGTGATAAATGATTGGAGTCCCCTTAGTATAACCTCTAAGTCTTAATCGGACGTTATTGAAATCATCGGTCGAAGCATTCGGGAATAGTTCGGCATATTTGCTTTTTACCATATCAATGTCAGTCCAAACATTAACTGGTGATTTTTCTGTTTGATATTGCAATTCCATGCCAGCTCCGTTTTCAGTCATAACCATCATGCCACTAATGTTTTTTGTAACTGAATACATATCGGTGAAAGAACGCCACCTATCAATCATTTCATAATAGATGCTTGTCCCGAAATCAGTATATCCGGAATCAAGTTTGCCAATAAGGCCAGTTGAAGTTCCGGCAATCTGCTCAATAGTTGTTCCATTATCGTAGCGTACAAGAGCGGTGATGGCAGTAGCTCCAAAATCATAGATAGTCCAGACTTGAGTCGAGATAGAATATCTCATCTGACAATTAGCATAAGCAACTCCTTCGACAGTGACGGCACCGATAGACCATTTTACAGCATCATAGCCATCATAAATACCAACTACGTTTTCATAGGAAGCACGAGGGATAGCCTTAACAAAATCAATCACTCTTCGAGATATTTCAGTTGGTTGACCGTCATAAGTAAATTTATAGAAACCAGAAGAATGATGGAAATAAACACCGTCCTTCGCTTGGACAATAGATTCCTGGGAGAAAGTCCCGACATTGTAAGCTGGGTATGGGTCAACATTAGTCGTGCTATAAACACGATAAATATGGTTTTGTTTAAAAAGTAATAAGGCTTTCGGCACTCGGAATAACCCAGTGATAGACTCCCCGTCTTGAGGAGAGAATTTAGTTATAAAGTTAGTAGCGATATTAAAAGTTAACGGTGAGACGTAAGTTGTCCCGTCAACCGATTGAACAATATCTGTATAGTAAAGAATATCTTTAGCAGCATCAGCCACCCAGACACGACCGTCATATCCAGCTTCAATGAAATCAGCTTTAGGAAATGTTGCTGGGACATCAGTTGTGTCGAAAGCTCCACCATTAGAAGTCTTTGGGGCATCCCCCCCATTGCCATTGACCATCCACAATCTATTTAAAAATTGACTATATCTTGCCTTAGTAGTGACGGTTGCTGTTCTAACTGAAGACCAGGCCGAACCATTCCAGGCAGAAATGTCAGTTCCAACTTGAGCGAAGAGCCTTTTATTTCCTCCTAAAATATTCAAAGTTCCAAGAGATTTTACGCTCCCGGTGACAGTAGTAGCAAAAGTAGCGACCCCGTCCCTAGTTGTCATTGCTCCGACACGGTCAAAGTTCATGTTGACAGCCAACTGAACTGAATTTTCTGGGGTAATAGTGTCGTTAAGCTGGGCAGAACGGATAACTCCCTCTGTCGGATATGGTACCTTAATATTTTTTAGTGTCTGTCCCATATATTATTGTTAATTTTTTTATCCCCCTACTCATCCGCAAAAATAAGTAGGGAAGAAAAAAACTAAACGGTGATGCTTGTGACCAAGCCATCAACGACAGTAATTGTCTGAACAGGGCCGGTAGGGCCGGCGTTGAATCCGTTACCAGGACCAGTGTAACCAGTAGCTCCGATTGGACCAGTGTAACCAGTATAACCAGTAGCACCGGTTGCTCCAGCGGCACCAGCAGGACCAGTAGGACCAGTAACAGCTGAAGCTGCCCCAGTATAACCAGTAGCACCGGTCGCACCAGCAGGACCAGTATAACCAGTAGCACCGGTGTCAGTTGCAGAACCAGCAGGGCCAGTGTAACCAGTAGGGCCGGTTGGGCCAGCAGGGCCAGTGGCACCAGTAGCAGTCGCTGCTCCAGAAGGACCAGTGTAACCAGTAGGGCCAGTAGCTCCGATTGGACCGGTGTAGCCAGTAGCACCAGTTACTCCAGGGCCAGTATAACCAGTATAACCAGTGTAACCAGTTGCACCAGCAGCACCAGAACCAATAGTAGACCAAGAGGGACTAGCTACGGTACCAGTCATTTGATAGACAGCTGAACCATCTATGTCTTGAAGTAAACACTCAAGAGAAAAGATGTTAGCGTAGGTTGCTCCAGCATAAGCACTAGGATTACCCTCAATGGTACCAAAAGTGATTAACTGATAAGCACTTGTGTTGCTTGGTTGCTCCTGTTGTTGAATATCAACTAACGGAACAAGTGGATTTGATTTAGCCATAAAATTAATAATTAGCTTGTAATAATAGTAGTATCTTGACCGGTGTAAAGATTATTGAAAAGGGCTTGCACCAGCTCTTCAAACTTCTTCAAGTCCGGGTCACTACTAGGAAGCAAGATATCTTTACGATACTTGATTGCCCAGCGTAGATACCATTTATAAATCTCTCGATAATGCTCTGGGAGCACTTGAGAGAGGTCTGTAACAGCGGTCATTTTCTGGTAGTAATCAATGTAGACGTTGTTGCCTTGCATTGAATCTGGGATGATTCTGTCGAAAACCAATTTGTCCGAATAAACCGTATAATAGATAGGCTGTGAAATTGTAGGTCTCGACCAGACCCGTGTTCCGACTGGGATATCTCTAGTGATACCAGTTACTCCCAGTAACTGATTCGTTGTTAAGTCAATTGAGGTGTAAGCGATTTGCATGATTGTTTGGGTGTATGCAGTTGTTTCAACATAAGCTACGCCAGAAGAGGAATCGGGAAAGTCGCCAACACTATTTAAGGTAATTGAAGCGGCACCAATTAAGGCTGCCGTAGTAGTCGTTCCTCCCATTACAGAAAAAGCAATTTGGTTCCAGCTTCTTTTATCAATATATTTTAAATTGAATGGGGTCAGTACATTCCCAATCATAAATCTCGCAGCGAGAACAGAACGGTCAGTCTCGCTATAATCAATGTCAGTTGGAAGAGGAATATAATTAGAGCCAGCTAAAACTTTAATTGGGTGTTCGAATACCTGTTGCCAGGCGTGACGAATCCCATAAAGTTTAGCTTCGGTATATTTTCTGGCATCGTCAATCGCCGCTAAACAAAATTCAACTGTTATCTTGGGGTCGTTTTCAGCCACCCCCATAGCTTTAAGAACCGGGAAAATTACCGTCGCAACAGAGTCGGTTGGGTATGAAGCAACAGATATTGGCTCGGAGAAAGATGATAAAGTTCCTGTCACTGAATTCTTCCATTGGACTTTATAATAATCAGTCGTTAAACCAGTTGGGTCATAGATAACCGTATTCTGTTGGGTGACAAAAAATGTTTGAGTAGCCAGAGTGGTATAAACGCCGTCAATTGTTGCTGATTTAGCAACAAGGATTTGGTCGTACTTGATTTCCCCGACTATATCTCCACGATTATGAGCCATTAAAGTCGCTACGGTAACAAAAGATAGAGTCGTATGAGAGGCCGATGTCACGATTTCAGCGTTCTCCGACCCGACAGAGGACAATAATAACAGAATAGCCCCTGCGGTAAAGTCAGTAGTGTTCTCCGACGGCACGGCAGTAACCCCCGCAGCAATATTACTGCTCATATAGGTGTTAGTCTTCATGTCTATCTCATTTGGCACGGAGATAGTGTTGCCTATATTGTGTTTAATTGTTATTTGAGGAAATTCGTTCATATTTTTTTTATTATGTTATCTAAATTATAACATTTTTTCAGCTTTAAATCAATTCAGATAATTTTTTTTTCAGTAGTTCTCGGTCATCATCAACGTGAGACCACCCTAGGGTATAAGTTTTATCCATCTCTGCTCCTTTTGTGAAGTGGTAATGGTTAACAATAGCCTTATCAGCCCTAACAAAGATGCCCATCTTCTTCATTTTTGCCATTAGAAGATTATCAACTCCGCAATGATAGAAGTCTGTGTCAAAAACCTCACCGATTTTCTCAATAATATCTTTTCGAATCATGAAATGTTCATTGGCGTTACCTTCATCAAACGAGAGCTCCCCGGTATTGAAAGCCACGTAACCCTTCTCTCCAACGGCTAACGCTTCGTTAATAGACTCTGGGGTAAACTCTGTATCGTTGGATGCAAAGACAATCCAATCACCAGTTGACTCCTCAACCCCTTGTTTGACAAGTTTAGGAACTCCTGTCCTATTTTCATAGCTATCTTGCTTAATTATCACTTCTATGTTGCTTTTCGGATAATTAAGAGCCTCTATAGAGTCCGTACAGCGTTTTAATCCGTCTTCACGACCCAAAGTAGGTATAACGAAAGTAATTTTTGGCCTGACCGTCTCTTTGTAGAACTGACCGTCTGAAATGTATTTTTGATTAGTCGGACAAAAAGCTAGGGCCTTCTCCCAGTGTTCCTTGCTCTTATCTTTTTTGCCAACCCACCAATAACTTGTATAAAGAAATTCGTGTGGAATATTTTCGTAATAAGGAACGTGGTTAGAATAAAATGGGAGCTGGGTCACCGAGAGAGCTGCCTCACAGTAAGCGATTGTTTGCTGGTGCATTCCTCTTCCATAATAATATTCAGCAATTCTCATCAGCGGTTCTCTGCGAGCCTCTTTTTCGAAAGACTTTGTCCACCAAATAAGCATATTGTCGACATCTCCCATCGCCCTATAACAGTCGCCAATATAAAGCATAGATTGGGCGGCCTCTGTACCCCATTTTCCCATAGCTATATGATTTTTAAATTCCTTTATGGCTGATTTATATCTTCCACAATAAAGCATTTCCCTAGCAAAATAATGTGAGTTTCGGTCATTATCCGGATTATTGAAACAGTCGACAGCCAGCCCTTTAAGATATCCAGAACGGTTTGTTTTCTCATTTTGAAAATGTTCGAGCTTAATAATATCCTCATCCAGGTAAATAAGTTTTGATGGACCTTGGAGAACCTCGTGAATTATCCCGACCCACTTTACTTTACTTCTATTATAAAATTTGCTCTGTCTAAATTTAATAACCGGATTGCCAAACGGGTCATGGTTGAACACAAAGTTATATTCAAATTGCTCATACCCGTCGTCGATGAATTGGTTTATCTTATCAATATCTAATTTTGTAAAAACTTCATCGCAGTCCATTGTAGAAATCATGTCGTTCTCTGCAAAACTAACACTGTAGTTTCTCGCACTGGCAAAATCAAAAAGAGAATCCCCAGCGTTAACCACCGGAGCTTCTCCTTCTACTACAAATTTATTGTTTATTTTTTCAGCCAAATCTTGGTCTATCTGTATTCTGAATTTATCTCCAACAGCTTGGACCTTGCACCCCAAACTCTTTGCTATTTCAACAGTGTTGTCTGTTGACCCCGTGTCTAACAGGCACACCTCGCCGCCTCTTTCTTGAAAGTCTTTTAAGGAACTCATCATTTTTGGCACGTGGTTCTCTTCGTTCCTCGCTATTAAGACCACGCTAAATTTTGGCTTGTTCATTTTTTTGCGGATTAATTATTAAAATATTATTACATAAAACTATAAGTTTGAGGCTTTTCTGGGGTGGGTTCTGCTGGAGGAGGGATTACTGGAGCCTCAACGACAGCAAGTTCTTCGATGATTTCTTCTGCCTCTTCCTTGTCAAACCACTTTTTAATAGTATCGAATATCATATATTTAATCTTCATCTTCATCTTCACCTTCTTCATCTTCTTGCTCGGTGCCCTCTCCTGTTTCCTCTAGGAGTTCTTTCTCCTGTTTAGCAGCTTCAGCTTCTTGAGCTTTTTTATCACCGCTTCTTAAAACCTTAATAAGAGTTTTATGCTCGGAAATAAAATCCTCCCGAGACATTGTTATGCTTGAAGACTTAACTTCATTCTTTTTTTCGTCTTCCACTTTTCTAAAAATTTCTTTCAACATATAATTAAAAATTTATTAAATATCCCGCTGCCTCAATCTGTTTCCATTCCGAGTCGGTGATTGTTACGGTAACTTCTTTGCCAATAAGACCACGAGCGTCACGGTCTATCATATAAAGCCCGGCTCTTTCAGCCTTAATCTCCATCAGCTTTCCCCCGTAAACAACACCATAGTTACCATGGAGAGAGTTTCTGACCTGGTGTTTATCGTTTTCTCTAATGAATTTTGCGACATCCATATTATTATTACTATTAATTGTTATAAAATAAGCCATTAAAGATTGAGTGTAGTCTGGATGGTATCTTTTATATTCTTGCCAATAAGTGTCTTCTATTTCATTATACACCACTGTCGCATAAACGCCAGTGACAGCGTGGTTCAGTCCACCCCCTGGAGAAAGAATGTCACTTGGATTTTCATAGTTAGCAAATCGAACAATTGCCTGGATTGGAGAATAGATTAAATTATCAAATGAATTGACCCATTCATAGTTAATAGCAATTCTTTTAAGACATTCCCGGCCTTTAGCATACATCGCTTCAGTGATAAACTTTGGGTCAATATTATCTTGAAAATTATCAGCTAACCAGAACATCGATTGAGGAATCAACCCATAGTTTTTAATAGCATTAGCCACCATGAACTGATAAGCACCACTAGATGTTGTCCCCCCGAGAGTGCCCGTAAATCTTTCTGAAAAATTATAAAGCCCGTCTTTTTTATATTCAGCAAAAAACTTTAAGTCGTCCTGGCTTAAAACTCCTTTTGATTCTAAATAGGTAAGTAATTTAGCTATGGTCTTCAAGGCAGAATAAGTAACACAGAATTGAGTGTCATAAGTTCCTTGCCATTGGATTTCGTGCTCGACAGAAAATGGCTTCCAGTTTTTATCTGGAACCAAAATATCGTGGACAATAGCAGAATTTCCTCCGGCTTGCCAGTCGAACTTGCCCCGTCCTAATAATACTCCAGATTTTATTTCCTCCATGAATTTGGAATTAGTAAACTAAAAATAAACACAACAACAGCCCCAACTAAAGATATTAATAAATCAAAGTTATTATGTATCAATAGAAAAAAAGTAATAATCCCTAGTGGGAAAGCTATGCACATATTATTCTGGCTGTTTAAAAACTTTACGGTCCCTATATTCAGCAGCTTTTCCTGGATTGTAATTCTTTACCGGCGTCAGCCACCCTACGACCCTACTATAGACGATACATTCTTGACGTTCTAATTTTGTTGGGGCCATATAATAAAAGTTAATAAATAAAGTTGGTCGTTATAGTGCGACCAGACTTATCGCCTGCCCTTCGCACGGCAGACTCTTAACAATAGTTCAGCGACTTCCTCGAGTGATAAATTTTTAAATAAGAAGTGCCAAGCCGCTTCTCTTTCACTATCCAACAATAATAAGTTGGAAGGTGTTGACGGTCCGTGATTAACACGATTGGTAATATGGTGCTTCACCATTTTACCGGTTCTCTTCCATCGTTTCATTGTCGGTTAGTTTTAAAAAGAACGATTAATGAATAATAGTAGGGAAGAGACTATGATTCAGACATAATGTCTATTGCTTTTTTAGTCAAGCTCCCCCCTACTATCTATATCAATTTTTGATATTTACTTTTTAGTAGGGATTCTCTCTTCAATAATTGTGGTTAATTTGGTTATTGCAGTCGATTGAATTTGAAGTTGAAGGTTAGTATTTTCGATAGCTTTCTTAACTTCCTGGGTATCGTTCTGCTGGGTCTTTGTCAGCTCATCAATCGTTTCTCTTTGGGCATTAATTCTTTGCTCTTGAAGTTGAAGAGCAGTGTCATTATCCTTAGTTGGGCTAGTTAAATAAATAAAACCGGCGATAACCACACCGATAATCGACAATCCCAGAGACAGTTGCTTATAAATAAAACTAGCCACGGTTCCCATTTGATTTTCTCTCACTGTTTTTTGAGACGACACCTTGTCGGCCTCGCTTGTCGCAGAGGCAATAACCTTGGTCGCTTCATTGGCCGCTTGAGCAATAACCCTAACCGCATCGGTTGCAGCATTGCATATTTCTTCTTTAGCTAGGGCTGTTGCTGATTTAGGCATATGTTTATTTATTGTTTGGTATTATAATCGCCTTTTCTTTTTCGATTGAACTAGCACTATATTTATAAACCCCAATCTGAACTAGGACTAAAGCCCAGATGGAACGATATAAGGTGTCGAGAATAACTGGACCTAAGTCCTTCCATTCATTGATGGTTGGTAGGTTCGCCTCGAACACCGCATTCCAAGCCGGAGTAAGAATAAGCATGCCGAAGAAAATACCAGTGAAAGTGACTAAGAATGACTTAATCTGATGACCCAATTTAGTTGTAGAGAAAAATAGTTTAATTTTCTCGATGAATTGTTTCATACGTTTATGTATTAGTATTTACACTTTTAACATTAGCAATTAAATTCGTGTTATAAGATTTTATATTTGCTTTTAGGTTGGTGTTTAGAGATTTAAGGTTAGTTGGGCCAGAGGCTGCTGGCTCATAAGTAATAACTATAATACCTTGTTTACCCCCAGGATTTCCAACCCCAATCGGACCTCCTCCTGCTCCACCATACAAACCTGCTCCACCAGTAGCATATCCACCACTTCCTCCACCAGAACCGTGGGTCGAGTCCCACTCTGTTCCGCTCCCTGCAACAGATGAACTGTTTCTGGCACTGCCAGCACCTCCAGACCCGTTTCCACCTGTTCCTCCGGCACCACCAGCTGCACCATTACCACCGGCTCCATTAGGACCTGCTGCTCCTCCACCGCCACCAGTATCAAAGGTGTTTGTTGCTCCGTTACCACCAGAATATTTAGTTGCACCAACTCCGCTGGCTGCTGCTCCGCCAGAACCAGCAGTCTCGAAATTTGGTGCAGCAGCACCACCTTTTGCTCCGCAAGATGAAGCTCCTAGATTAGCACCATTAAACCAAGTATCTCCGCCTGCCCCCCCAGTAGTATTACTAGCACCAGCATTACCACCGCCGACACCAACAGAATAACTTATAGAGTTTCCTGGGGTTAAATCTAAATTAGTAATTTTAGAATAAGCACCACCACCAGCACCAGCACTTTGAGTTCCGCTTTTCCAAGACCCAGTCCCGCCACCACCAATAGTCTCAATGGAATTATTAGAATCATTCCAATCTGATGGGACCGTCCAACTTCCTGCTCCTGTTGTAGTTAAAAATATTCTTGTTGACATATTATTAAGCGACTACTGATTGCTGGTCAGGAGACGGATTAAAGAAAATAGTATCAGCGTCTACTGCGAAACCAATTACTTTAATAATTGCATCCGCACCGGTTGGAATTGTTTCTTGGATAGCTCCCAAAGTTTCTCCAGCATATAAAGTCGCTCCAACTGTCCAGTTCCAGGCATCAAATCTAACCATAGAAACTGGTAAGGCAACTTTCATAGCTTGAGTATCGTTTTTAGCTTCCATGGCAATTCCAATTAAACCTTTACAGGTTGCAACAGCGTCAGCGTCAACTTCTAACCATTTAGAAGAGGAACCCATAAACACTAAATCTCCAGCGGCTGCAGTATATCCAGAAGCAAAAGAATTAGTAGAATTACCGGTGCAATAAGCATCTGTCGCTGGCAGGGTTAAATCAAATCCAGAGCCAGAGGTAACCTCAACTGTTGTTGAAATAGTGGAGAGGACTGGTCCAGTATATCCAGTATAACCAGTGGCTCCTTGTGGTCCTGTATATCCAGTGGCTCCAGTGGGACCGATTGGCCCTGTATAGCCAGTGGCTCCGGTTGGTCCGATTGGGCCTGTATAGCCAGTAAAGTTTCCGGCTCCAGTGTAGCCAGTATATCCAGTTGGGCCGATTGGTCCGGTATATCCAGTAAAGTTTCCTGCACCGGTATAGCCAGTGTATCCAGTCGGACCGATAGGTCCGGTGTAACCAGTAGCTCCGATTGGACCAGTGTAACCAGTGTAACCAGTGGGTCCTTGAGGTCCGGTATATCCAGTGAAATTACCAGCACCAGTATAACCAGTATATCCAGTGGCTCCTTGTGGTCCCGTGAAACCGGTGGCTCCCGTTGGTCCGACTGGGCCAGTATAACCAGTATACCCAGTGGCTCCAGTGGCTCCGGCTGGAGCAGATACTGCAAAAGATGTTTCTATATGGGAAGCGAAAGCCGTTCCTTGATAAACAAAAGTCATGACTTTTGACGCTGTATCAGTAAAAGCTAAAACATTTATAGCTATTCTGTCAGTTGTAAGCAAAGAATAAGTTGAGCCTGGCACTATATATTCAAGCACATCTTCTTGAGGAGCAGCAGAACTTGTTGCGTTTATATCTGCGGTTGCTTGTGTTGTAAATAAAATAGTCTTTTCTCCGGCATCAGTTATTTTTGAAATTTCATATTTGAATCTATTGTCTCCGGTAGCAGACGCAACATAAAACCATCCATGAAAAGTCCATTTTCCTCCTGGGATTTCTGTATTTCCAGGAACCATAGAAACAGTGGCGTAACTGTCAAGTGAAACTCCACCAGTGTCTCCAGATTGGACAGTGGCTGACTCATTAACTTGAATATTAGAAACAGGGACACGAGTAAGTGTCTCGTAGTCAGTTGTTATTGAAACAGAGGCTCCGGCCGCTTCGTTAGTCAAAGCAGATGAACCAATAAGCGTTAAAGTTGATGCAGCGACAGTTCTTATGGTCCAAGTTGCATTATTGCCAGCGTTCGTAGCTCCAGTAACCTTTATTTTATTGCCAGCTAAAAAACCATCGGTTATAAAACTTCCTGCATCAGCTCTAGTTATCGTATCGGGAGTAGAAGCAGTGACAAAAGCGATTGTATTATTGTTTGTAATTGTTGGGCCGATGATGTCAGAGCCAACATTATCAAAATATAAAGTTAAACCAGAAATATTACCCGCTGGGCCAGTGTAACCAGTATATCCAGTATATCCAGTGAAATTACCGGGTCCAGTGTAACCAGTATATCCAGTAGGGCCCGTAGCCCCGTCTGAAGCAGCCTGCCCCTCTGGACCAGTATACCCGGTGAATCCCGTCGGACCGATAGGTCCAGTATATCCGGTAAATCCAGTATAACCAGTAAAGTTTCCGGCTCCAGTATAGCCCGTGTAGCCAGTCGAGCCGGTTGGACCTTCTGGCCCTGTATAACCAGTAGCACCAATTGGGCCAGTATAGCCCGTTGCACCGACAGGTCCGGTGTAACCAGTGGCACCAGTTGCAGAAGCAACTCCAGCAGGACCAGTATAACCAGTGTAACCGGTGTAACCGGTCGGGCCTATTGCTCCGGCAGTGTTTGTGTTTACCCAGTCGCTCGTTGTAGAATCCCACGTCCAAACAGAATCAGTGGAGCCTACCATAGCAAAATATCCGTCAGCTCCGACGGGGTAAGCAGCAGCTAGAGCGGCTGGTGTAGCAAACCACCCAAGATTCATCGGGTCACCGATTTTATTTGCTAAGTATCCCATATATTTTAAATTTTATTCTTTATTAACCCGTGCTTTTGAGCTTCCATAATCATCGCTGGTAATTTTTCAATCACTACGTTGGTCTCAAAAACATTTTTTCTATTTACTTCAATAATTTCCTCAAGGCTAGTAGCTAAATTAGCTACCAACGAGTCAATCTTATTGGTATTATCCTGGCTGACAGTGGCTACTCTATCGACAATCTTATCTAATAAAAAAGTTTCACCTTTTACTACGTCAAAGGCATTTAATGCAAAAGAAACATCAGCTTCGAGCGATGTTTTTTGAGAAGTCAATATTTCCACTATTTTTGAGAGTGAGTTTATTTCTGCTGACAAAGTGTCTTTTTTTGATTGAAGAAACGCAACCTCCTTAGAGATAGCTAAAGGCAATTCAGACTCTTTTATTTTAAGTTCCTCAATCCTTCCTCTAATTTCATTCATTCTTGTTTCAATATCCGTATTCGAGGCGGTTAGCTCATTATTTATTCTCTGAAGCTTTTCCCTCTCCGATATCAAAACGGAAACAGCTGACAGAATAGAGTCTCGTTGTTCAGCCCAGGTTTTTAAATTCTCCTTTTGTTCCGAAGTCATTTCTGGGTCCATATTTTTAAAATTATTTAGTATCTAAAACTATAATCGATAGCCCCGTTGAAAGTCCCTCCGGTTACTTCCAAGATGAAAGCTTCTCCCGGACGACATTCAAAGCGTGGGACGCCATCCATTCCTGGTTCATCTTGGACTGTGATACCTTGACCAGCATCAAGAGTAAATGAGGCAACAGTTCTTGTCCCACATTTTACAATTAAATTACCGGCAGAGGCTAAATCCCCGATTAGCTCATGGATGTAAATATAGGCATCCGTTTGTGCCGCTATAACAGTTGTTGACCCAATTGGTGCAGTAACTGGGGCTGCTATTTTTTTCGAGTGTGCATCGTTCTGCATATTTTTAAAATTATTAATTAGTTACTCTTCCTAGCTAAACCCCCGAGGCGAGTCGGGGGCTTAATAGATAGACTAAACAGTAGCACCGTCGCCATCAGACCACATCCAACCACGAAGGTCAGAAGCACCCATAACAGCTAAGGAGTTGAAGTTTAATACCAAGTCCTGGTTACCTAGCAAGTCAATGACTGCCGGTTCAGCACGAGTTGGCAAAGCTTCAATATATAAGAAACCAAAATCCTGTGTCATCATTTTGGAATCAAACATACCCCACATTAATCCATCCATTGCTAAGTTCTGATACGGAGATAGTTCTACTATCTTGAAAGTATCAGTAGCTGGAGCATTGTTGAAGACATTAGTCTGTTGAGGAGCTAAACCTTTATCAATCGTGCCCTTGATTGTCTTGGCAAATTGAGCAGCGGTTGAACCTCTGCGAACAACTAATGTATCTAAATCAGAAACAAGCGGATTACCACGACCGTCCTTTTTTTCTGAATGTAATCTGCGAGCAGCAAGCAAAGATGAATAAGTGAATTGAGGTGAATTTGTAGCACCATCAACGATAACATTGGACCATGCAGCACCACCGTCTTCACGAGGATGAGCTTGTGACCAATATTCTACGGAGTCAGCACCGATAGTAGCTACCGGAGTTGAAGTACCAACCGCATTGATTGGAGTCCAAGTGAAAGAAGTGTTGAAACCTTGAGCTAGAAGAGATTGAGCTAAATAATTTTTAGCGTGTTCAATCGCATTTTTACCTTCGATAACCTTACTCTTCACAGAACCTTTAATCTTAGCAGCTGCGGATTCGAATAAAAAGAAATTGGTTTGGAATGTCAAACGTACTTTTTTTGTGAAGTGCATTTGAACATAGTTCTTTGAATAACCTTGAATTGGAGCATCAGATGCACCAATACCACCATCTGGGATTATTTCAGCCATACCTAGACCAGTTACACCAACGTCGGTATAAATACGTTCGTTGTTGTCAACCTTATACATGAAATCCAAGTATTCGGGTTTAACTGTTGGAGATACTTTTGGAGCAACGTGTTTTAAGACATTGTTCACGATAACTGCATAATCATTAATTGTTCCTAACATATATTTGTTGTATTAAAAAATAATTAAACAGTTATGAACTTACCAATGATAAGTTTATCAGTGGCAGCTCCGTACGGCTCGACTTGACGTACGACACCAACAGCACTCGTAGTGTGAGTATTGTTGACGATTGAGGAACTTGCACCAAGAATCATATCCTGCCCGTTATCAGTGGCAAGAGTATCGTTGGTTGTTGGGAAGATAAAAGTATCTTCATCTGATGGCACGATATAAGGAACACGAGTCTTAGCATCAGCGGCAGCGATTGTTTCGTTGCAAACACCCAAAATAGTAGCTCTAGTTGAACTACTTGTGGCTGCTACAGCTAAACCGCCTGTTAAATCCAGGATTTCTCCTAGAGTAGTAACAACGCTAGCACCTTTATTAGCTTCCGCTAATTGACGTGTATTCTTTATGGTTGCCTGTTTAATTACACCCATAGAATTAATTTTAAAAGTTGGTTAATTAATCCGCTAGGAGTTCGATGGCTTTTGCTTCTGACATTCCGGTTGCGACAATTTCATCAATTGATTTACGCATCTCCGGAGAGTAATCAGTCTTTGCGATAGTTCCTCCTGGGAACTGCATCGCATTAACTTTTTCTTGAACATTTGCACCTTTTAATACTCTTTCTTGAATAGTCTCCGATGGCTTAAACATGTTTTCACGAGCGAGCTCTAGGACTGTCATTAATTCTTTACCACTCTTGTTTTGCCAATTGTAGTTGGAATCAACGAAGTCAAAGAATACTTCACGAGTGTCTTCATCTTTAAGTTCAGTATGTCTATCAACAAATTTCTCTAAAGTGTTTTTAACGTCCGTGGCTAAACGCTTTTGTTGGACAATCGCTTCGATGTCCTCCTTGGTCGCTCCGCCCAGTTGTTTCAGCCGTTCCTTGTCAGCAGCTAAAGTTTCATCTTCTGGCTCTAGCGGTTCTTTCACTTCCTCATTTTTTTGATTTAGAGGGTTAGTGAATCTGTCAGTTCCATTAAGAGTTTTAAGATTGCTCTTAGCCGTCTTAATTTCTTCTGCTAATAGTTGACGTTGGTCATCGGTCTTAGCAAGTTTTCTTCGTTTGACTAGGTCAAGAAGCTCAATTCGCTTTTCGTAGGACTCGTCAGACTCGAACTTACCTTTGTTAGGAACACGAAATTCGTATTCGTCCGATTTCTTCTCATCAACTGGAGGTTTGCTGGTATCCTCCGGCTTAGTTGGTTCTGGAGTTTCCTCCTTCACTTCTTCCGCCTTGACTTCCTCTTTTGGAGAAAGCACTTTTCCAGCTTGGACTGAATTTATTGACTCTTCCAGCTCTCTATCGAGTTCGGTTTCATCAATAACGTCCTCTTTTACTTCTTCTATATTATTATCCATATAATTATCCGCCTGTATCGTAGACGGTGACGATGGTTAATTAAATTATATCATTTTTTGGAGATAAAGGCAAACTATCTATCAGTGTATTTGATAAATTTTACGATTCTTTCCAGCTTCTGTCTTAACGTGTCGAGGTTGACTGAACCTTCTGTTAAAAACGAGATAGCGTGCTTCTGAAAATCGCCGTCCATCGAGTCGTTAAAGTCTCCGACGGAGACAGAATACTTGATTGGGACGATTACTAAATAGACCTCCTTATCAACCTGCTTATAAAAAAGGATATTGTCAGCTGGTCTGAAGACTTTATTAAAAACTTCCAATAAATCCTCTCTCTCAACTGGCTTTCCACAGGTTCCTTCAAAACCAGAAGGTAAAACACCTTTGAAAAAATAGTCATTAATGGACATTTCTTTTCCTTGAGTGTTTTTGATAATTACATTTTTCACCTTTGCCTCTAATGGTCTTGAAGTAGCCGCTGCTCTTGGAGCTGCTGCTGCCCTTTTAACTACTGGCACTACTTTCTCTTCCTCTTTTTTTGTTTGAATGTTTTCCATATAATTTCCAGGCCGTATCGTGGCCGGTGACGATGGTTAGCCCCACTTTCGTGAGGGGTTAATTAAATGACTTTTCTAAATTCCCCATGATATTTTACACAGGCATTACAGTAAGCTTCATACGCATCTATTTTATCATTAAAATATCCTAGTTGGTTATTTTTCCCATTATAGTAGATTCTTGCTCCCCACTTTTTATGACCCTTGTGCCAAGAAACTCCTTTAAATCCACTTGTATTACTCTTTTGTTTTCCTTGGTTCATTAAATTTTGAGAACGAGTACAGACCCTTAAATTATATTTCTGATTATTAAGGCCGTTCCCATCTATATGGTCAATATCTAATCCTTTCTTAGCGGTAACAATAAAAGAGTGCATAAGGACTGTTTTTTGTTTTCCTCCATCCACTTTTAAGTTTCTTCCAGCATAATAAGTATTGCCGCTCTTAACCGCAAACCACTTATTTTTATTTAACACGTCGAAAATAGTTTCATCTACTAAAGCGTATTTATTTTGTGTTAATTTTATTTTTCTCATTTTTTATTTAATTTCAAGTTTTTGAAGCTTGAATAAAACTTTTGCAAGAATTTCTCCTGCTCCGGTCTTATCTTTGACCTCATATCCTTGATATAATCATTAGTTAAAACTAATACCGGAACATCCATGTTTATTTTAGCAATCCCATAGACCTGCTCGATTAAAGCAAACTCTATTGGGTATGGATGGGTATAGTTTATGTTTATTTTTTCTCCCTTTTTCATGTCCTTGTCTAAAACACAAGCCAACTGTCTTCCGACTTCGACTACGTTTATTCTGTCGCTTTCAACAAAGGCTGCTTCAAGAGTATCGGAATTGACACCTCCAACTAACATCGAAGCTAGCTCCTCGGCCCCTATCTCAAACTCGTCCCCGGATTTGGAGATAAATTTAAGTAACTTATTCTTGATGGAATCTTCAGAATAATTTACCTGTACGGTATAGTTTTCTTTTTTAATTTCTTTTGGAGTAGGCATATTATTCTTTTGGCTCGTGTAGAGAGCCTTTTCTTATCGCATCTAATAAGTCGACCATTGTCCGCAGCATAGTCCCCTGAGTATCAAGAGTTATGGTGTTTACTATTGTTTTCCACTGGCTCTTGTCGTCTACCAAAGGAACTTGGGACATACAATCTTTCATCAACTCAATAATAGTCGAGGCATGCTCACTTTGAGCAAGGGCTATTTTTCTTTGCTTTAAGCTCTGTTCATTTTCCATAAAATTACATATTAGCGGCTGCCCGTCCTAAACTAGCATCAACGGCACTCCCCATCTCGGTTTGTGGTCGTGGAACTTCGTTAGGATTTTGAGCCATCATTGGGTCAGTACCATCACCAGCCATTTGCTGTCCCATCGGAACAACCTCTCCGCCAGACCCGCTGCCACCAGCCATGTTTTGCATAGCAGTAGCTTGAGCATCGACCTGCATCTGTTCTTGTTGCATTTGTCTTTGAGCGTCTGAAGGTTTCTTGGCAATGATAGCGTCGTAATCGACCTTTGATACATAATCAAAGATATCTCCGTTTTGGATATCGAGTAATTTCTCGAGAGCCATCAATTGAGAAGCCGCCCCTTCTGGGTCCTTGTTTCTCATTGAAAATATAAGAGTTATCTGATTAGTAATCACAGGGAATAATGCCATATAAGTCTGTTTCTGAATTTCTAACGATGGGAGCAACATTGAATCCGGGTCGATAATAAAATCAATATAGTCGGACATATGTCCAGCATTTTTCATTTCATCAAATAATCCTTTAGCAGAAATCTGACGAGTTGGAACCCCTTCCATAACTTCACCATCTTGATTGAAGTCGAAGTTTAATCTCAAATTCTTAGAAGCGGCAGCAACCATACTAACAGGAATGCCTTCATCGTTTAAAACTTCTTGTGATTCAACAAAGTAATCTGGGTTCTGTCTAGCGAACTCTGCTAACTGGTCGTCTGAATCAATCATGAAAATTTTATCAACAGCGTAGGTTTGTCTAATCCAGGTGTTAGCGATATGAGCATCAGTTTCAAGACCCATAACCATGGAATTCTTAGGAGGAGTTAATCTGTTGTAAGCGGCCTCCTTCATAATAACAGTTGAGCCTAAAGTGTTTTCACTATTAGCCCCAGCCACAATATTGTTGATACCGGTGTTCTCTTCGATGTTTTGTTTCTGAAGTTGTCCGTATTTAATACCAGCTTCAACATTTCCGGAGGTTTTAATAACGTCAATATCAGTACCTGGATGCTTTGGATTAACAATGTTTGGACCTCTCTTATAAGAAGCAGAGCCATTCTGAACTTGAGCACCAAAAAGCAACGGAAAAATTTCCGCTTCAACCTGTTGAGCATTAAGAGAATTAATATAAGTATAGATAGCGGTGTTACCTCTCATCATCTCGTATAAACCAACCCCGTGAGGGTCATTCATATCACGAATAAAACAGCGAGCGACAACAACGGAACCGTGGGAGCCATCGTTAGGAAGTTCTCCATCATAAATAACCATCTTCCCGCAAACAACGGTATAGCGATTCATTAAAACATTTTCGTAGTAACCGATAGTAACGCTAGTGTGAGCTTTTTCAGAATTTTCATCCTTAGCCTCTTCGGACACGGAGCAATACTCTAGTTTCTTTTTATTCTTTTTAGCTTCCGGATACATCTCGTAGAATAAATCCTTCTGCATGTCCTTTTCGTAATAAACTTCAGTCTGGCTCCAGTAGTCTCCATTATTAAATCCGATACCAAGCCAAGTCCTCTTAGGGTCTAGCGGTTCACGATAAATATCGTCGAATAAAATTTTATCAACACCGTTTCTTTTAGTCTGAACACGACGTGGGTAAACTCTCCACGCAGCCCAACCGTAGGTAAACAAATTTTGATAAGTAACCATTAAGGTGTTGCCGCCGTTGCCGCCGGTCATAGCCCAGGTTCTCTTCCATAATTCGTACATCGCCTTTCCGTAAACCTTATCGTCAGCTAAAACAGTTGCATCTGGTAATTTTCCAGCTAGAACCGAAGTAGCAATCATAATTTTTGAAAATGCAATCGGCTCTTGGGACACAGGAACTCCGGAACGGTTCTGGTCACGGTCAGTAAGCTTCTGCGGATAAACATTAATGTCGTAGGCACCGTTAGCCATCTTATTATAGAAGACCATCGAGCCCCAACCACTCTTCTCGTACAGCTTTTGGCCATAAGAAACATTGGTGTTCATTATATTTATACCAATCTCGGCAGCAAGGGTATCGAATTTTTCTCGATACTGACTCTTTTTCATCTCCTTCTTCTTGCCATCAATAAATTCAATGACCCCTTTGTCTCCTTTTAATTTTGGATTATCCATATGAAATTTTTAAAAATATATATTACTATTATACCATTTCCAGAAAGATTAAACAATAAAAATGTCAAATAAAAATAATTTAATGAGAAATTTGTCCAGTTTCTTCTCCGAAAATCGCTTTCATGTGTGAAAAACCCTCTCCCGCACTCGAATCATTGTTATAAATGCCCTCTTCTTGTAAAATAGCGTAGCCAATTGAAGCGGCCATGATAACATCATCATGTTTCTTATCCATTGCCTCCGGTCGTCCCTTAATATTTCTCACAAAAGTAAACATTTCATCCAAAATCTGTGCCGGGAACCCCTTTTCCATCCGAAACATAATAGCTTTCAGTGCAGCGAGTGCAAACGGTCTCGTTGCCGAGGTCGTCTTCCATCCGAAGAACTTAGTCACTTTTTGAGTAATGTCATCAAAAACCTTCCTATAGTAAAGATTAATATACCCCATCTTCTCCAGAGCATCGTTAACCCAAAGCCCATCTTTATTAACCTCAATCCCAAGCAGAGCAAAATTATAGTACTTCCCGAGCTTGTAAGCCTCGGTCGCTAGCTCGTCCGGAGCAACGTGCGACATATAAAGTGCATCGCACTCCTCCGTCTTCTGGTTAATCACATAAAGAACCTGGGCATCGCCGTGAGCAAGCCCTTCCGCAGTATCACCCCCAATAATATACTTAACTCCCACTTCCGGCTCCCGAAACACCTCGAGCGAACCGGAGGAAACCTCGTTAAAAAGTACCTTTCCTTTTTCACCGGTAGTCAGCTCCCCTCGCATACCCTTCTCGGCAACAGCTAAGAGAGCCGCAACTTTAGCGGTAGCAAAGTAAGTCTGACCCGTGGATAGGAAGGCTTCCTCTTGGGTAGTTGGGTATTCCTGCATCAGTGACTTAATCGCATCCGGAGAATTCTTTCCACCGAACTGTAGCCACTTCATATAATAATAAGTAATCTCCTTGTCTGTTAAATTGTGTTCCGCCTGGTACGACGCCCAGTCAATCTCACAAATATCCATATCCTTAGTGGGAACTGGCTCGTAAATTTTCTTCATTTCCATGTCATCGTACTGCCAGTTATAGAAGTGAGGAATAAACTGCACCTGGGAGAGTTGGGGTGATATCTTATCCCGGGACAACCAGTTCTGTTGGAAGATTTCGTAGAACCGACCAGCCATACCTTCTGCTGTGCTTTCTATAAAAATAAACCCGTCAAACGGTACCGTCGGAAAAGTACCACGCTCCACTTCCTCCGCCCGCTTAGGAAAAGCCACGCACATTTTAGCGAACTCGGATATGTGAACATAGTGGTAAGTACCGGAACGACCGGAGACTGACACAGCGAGCGATGATGTGGAACCTTGCTCCGGTCCGTAGTCAATAACCACCTGCACCTTGCGGGCTGACCGGTGGTTAATCTTAAAAAAAGCATCCTTTACATCCTCCGCCATGTTTCTCAAAGCAAACTCAATCTTCTTATCGAAAATTTCTGTAGCGTCCTGCACCTTATGGGCAATAATGATTCCTTCCCGGTTGGAATTAAATAGAATCGAGTCGAGAATAAAGAGGTCTATAAAAGTCGTGAAACCAAGTTGTCGGGATTTCAAAATTACATGCCTATGCCAAGGTCTCTCGACATTAATATAATTATCATAAAAGTGAGCCTGGGCTCGGTTCATCTGGAAGACTTTCCTATCGCCATCTTTGGAAATAATCCAATACAGGTGAGACAGTCTCCACTTCTGGTCCTTAATAAGGTCCGGGTTAGCAGTTAACTCATCAACAACCTTTTCATTATGTACCTGTTGGCTGTCCATTTATTTATATCCAAGTAAATTTTTTATATCCAAAACCACGCCATCGACTCTTCCATCCTCAATTGCTTGAGCAAGAATTAGACATGCTTGTTCTAATTTTTCAATTTCAATTGGTTGCATATTATTTTTTAAAATTATCAAACCCCATCTGGGCTAGTTTTAAAAGATGTTCTTCTCGCTCCTCGAAATACCTCTTCTGGTTCCTCACCTGTCCCAATAACTGGAAGATAACAAAAAGCGAAGTCGGCTCCAAAGTCGAATCTATCAACTGGAACCTCTCATCCTTAGTAAGGGCTTCGTACGCCCGATAAAATCCGTGAGTAGTCATATAATTCTTGCTTCCGCCAACCAATTTACAATAGGTTAAAAATCTAATTGCTCACCCTCCTCCACCATTTCCACTGGTACTTCGACTACCGGAGGTTTCTTAATCGGGGTGGACTGGGTATTTAAAGTCTGGTTCTCGATATTCTGCAAAATAACAGTCCGCAGCTTGTTTCCACTCGGATGGTCATTCGGCTTTTCCTTTGTCTGGTTAAACCGAGACCAGGCGGAGCCAATCGCATTCAGTGCTCCGATGAGGTCCTTGTTCGAGAAATCAGAAAAACCCCTAGCCTTGAATTCACTCATGGCAGCTAGAGCTAAATTATTAGAATCAACAGCTAGTTGCGTCATAGCATAATTGAATCCAGGTTTATTCTCGATGTGTGAAGAAATGGAATTTGCTACGTTAGCCGAGTAACCAACATCCAGGGCAATCTCCTTCTTGGTTGTACCCTGTGCCCCGAAGACACGTTTTGCATAAGCCATTTGTTTCATTGATGATGCTCTTTTTCCACAATACATATACAACAAGTATAACACACGTTGGGTGCTATATCAAGCCAAAAAGAGGTCGGGACACAAGTGTCCCGGTGTAATTGCCTAATATTAGCAAAGTAGTGGGACACGGGACATGGGACATAACCTTTTAGGAAAGTTCTGTATAATATATATACTCTTTTTTACCTTTTTATCTATAATCTATTTTATTCAATTCTTATGTCCTTATGTCCCTAAAGTATATATATTAACTAATATTAAATAAAATACCTCGGGACATAACTATTTTGTTATGCACCTCTTATGTACCCTCATGTCCCTACATATTGCCATATATTGTCAAGGGATGGTTAGACCACCCTTTCCAGTAGCGGGACACAACAAAATAATTCATGGACCCCCACTCCTTATTCCAGTCTCATCAAATATAAATATTCTTATTATAGTTTTACGGCTTAAACTGAAATAAGAAAAAGTTCTATTGGGATTGAATCAGAAAATTCTACACGCTGGATTCGGTAGGGACTGTTTTTTAATATGGTAAATTATTTATATGGAAGGGGAGACCCCCCCCACGCCCCCCCCTCCCCCCCCCTATTTTATGACTAGCCAATAAATAAAAACAAAAAAAATAATGTATATATTTATTAATGAGGGCATAAGGAAGCCCGCAAAAGGCGGGCAGTTATTAAATGAGGGAGGCAGTAGAGCGAGCCAATTATTAAGCCACCCCGAGAGAGTACACAACCGAAGCCCAGCCAACACCCCCGCACCATAGCACCCAGCACCACAACGCCCGCCCCTTGTCAATTATACTAAAAGCACAGAAAAAGCGACGCCCCACAAAGCCCACCACCGCACGAAGCCGACCCGAGCCGACCAACAACACCCCCGCAAATTAGCCCTATTTAATAAAAAGTTATCCACAGAAAAGCATTGACAGGCAGTGCCACATTTGATATAATTATTATAGATTTAACAAATTAATAAAACAATATGACAAGCCAATTTTTAACCAATAAAAACGGGGCTAAAAACGCCCGCAGTCAAAGACGCTTTAATTTATTTATTTTATTTTTAACCGCTTTATTATGGTTATATATAATAAATGGAATAGCAAACGAACTAACAAAATAATTTAATTAACTAATATAAAAAATGTATGACACGCAAAGATTACCAACTAATCGCCCGAGTATTACAAGACAACAACGCCACGGCTAGCCTATGCCGAGCAATGGCCGACGAATTACACAGGGCGAGCGGATATACTCCCAACGGCAACAAAAGTTTTAATGATGATAAATTTTTGACCGCTTGCGGAGTAAGGGAAGATATTAAAGAATAGACGCCGAGCGGGCAAGCCTTGCCCGTTCCCGCTTATACTTTAATAAACTAATTTAAAAATGTATGTTTAATGCCGACGAATTAAAACAAATTAGGCTAGAGATTGCCGAGCCTAATATAACCGACGAGGAAATACAAGCCCAGTATAAAAGGCAAGACCACGAGCCGAGCATAGCCGACAGAATAGCGGAAATGGAAGCGAGCGACGCCGAGACGGGAGAACACCAAGAAGCAACCGCCCAAGACTATTTGGAATGGGCGACCGAGGAATTTATAGCCAATCACGAGGACTATATAAACGACTAAAGACTAAACGCCGGGCGGGGAGATTAAAACAATCACCCGCCCCCGCTTATACTTTAATAAAATAAGAATTTTATTGCTTTAGCAATAAGAATAATTTAAAAATGTATGAAAAACTATCAAGAGATTATCAAAGCTAACGCCGACGACTTCACAGACGCCGAGCAATTGGAGGACTTTATATCTAGTTATGCCGTTGGAGGTATGGAAATAGATATAACAGGGCTAGAAGACGATATAAGCGAGTACGCCGACGGCTTAGTGCCGATTTATTACGCCGATATTGTCAAAGAGTGGCAGGACAGAAACGGCGACGCCCGAGGCCTTGCCCACGACCAAGGAATGGACGAGGGAAGCGAGGGAGACGCTTATAAACTTATGTCAATGGACTTATATTGTCTTTACGAGCAGGAACTTAGAGAAGACTATAATAAATTGATTGACTTAATGGACGAGGCCGAGGAGATAGAGGACGAAAACGAGACCAACAAGGCCGAGAGTTTAGCCGAATAATTAGAACATAGACGCCGACGGGGTAAACTTTTACCCCGCCCCGCTTATACTTTAATTTTAAAATTTATGAAACTAACGGACGCCGACCGCTTAAAATGGGCTTTAATAGATTTAAAAAGCATTGAGAAAAATAAAACTTTACTTAACGGCCATTTTACTATGCTTGCGAAAAAACACGTGGTTAAAGTCAAGGAACTAAAAAGCTTATATCTAACGGCCAAAAATATATGATTTGCCCCAGGTGTAAACAAGACCAACTAATTATAGAACAAGCCCCCGACGCTTTTTATAAGCGGGTTTATTGTCTAGCTTGTAAGTACGCCGAGCCGTTAAAATGGTTTAATAAAAAAAGACTAACTAACTAATATAAAAATGTATGAAAATTTACACGTTAAAAGACAACGAGGGAGAACTTAGACCGCAAGCATTTTTGTGCTATCCCGATATGTTAAAATACACGGACACAAAAAAGCTAACTAAAGACGGAAGCACAATTGTGCTAGTGGAGATTTTAGAGGTCAAAAATTAATTTATTTAATTATAAAAATGTATGAAAATTTTAAAAGGACAGACGAAGCAAAATCCGTTTTTAATCCACAAGTTAACAAGTACTTTCGGGTTAACTTTTACCCAAGCCGACCAAGTTATTAAAATGGTGGAGATTTTAGGCAATGCCAAAGAATTAGCCGACGCCGTAAAAGAACGAAGCGACGACGATATGCTATTAGAATTAGCAAGTAAAATTAATTAATTTAATTATAAAAATGTATGAAAACTTTTACAAAAACAACAATCACCGAAGCCAACCGCTTAGTGATTGAGTACGACCAAGATTGTGATAGCCCAAGGGAGTGGAGCAATTTAGGATTTTTTATAACCCAAGACAGAAATTATAATAGCCCGGACAATCACCCGGACTTTATGGAGATTATAAAAGAAACCGCCGACAACGCCACAGATTGCCAAAACCATATGAAGAGAATTAAAAAAGAGATTGAGGCAAGACTAGGCGATAAGGTACTAGCAATTTATCCAATGGTTAAATACGAGCATAGCGGAGTAAGTTATAGCCGAGGAGAGAAGCACGGATTTGATTATTCTAATAATGGTTTTTATATCATAACCCAAAAGACCGCCGAGGAACTAGGCACGGACAAAAAAGATTTTGAAAAAGTTATTGACCAAGAGATTAATATTTATAACAAGTGGATAAACGGCGAAGTTTATCGCTTTACTCTTTACAATGAAGCCGGAGAATTTGAAGATAGTTGTTGCGGGTTTTATGATATTGAAGATATCCGGGATAGTTTACCAAGTGAGTGGAAAAATGAAGATTTAACCCAATATTTACGGGATTAAAAATAAACGAGGCCACAGGGGGCGATTTAAGCCCCCTGGAAAAGCCGAGACGATATAACTATCGGATAATTTAATAAATTTTAATAGTATGGACTTAATAAAACAATTTTACAGAATTATACACGAGAGGCGAGACAAGACCGCCCGGGATTTTAATAAAATTATTTTCTTTAATATGATTATGACTTTATCGTCAGAAAATAAATTGACCGAGACCGAGCGAGAAGCCTTGACCAAGAGTGCGACTTTAATAAACGAGCTTTATAAATAATTTTATTTACTAATATAAAAAATGTATGAGTGTACGAGCTTATAAACTAATTGAGATTAAAACAGAGAAAGAACCGACTTTTAATTTGAATGAGACAAGGATTGTTATGCTATCAAGTAGCGACGCCGACGGGGTTATGTCTTTTAACAAAGAAAATTTAGAGGACGAGTTAAAGGAGGTCAAGGGGGAACTAAAAGACCCGGAGAACCAAGCCCCCAATTGTCAAAGTGAATTGGAGGACGTTAAAATTACCCTGGAGCAAATGATTAAGGAGTGCGGAGACGAGGATTATGTAGAGTATTATTGCTATTAATTTATTTAATAATAAAAATGTATGATTTTATTAGACGACGACAAGGATTATTTTATCCTTATAGACGAGCAAGGGGCTTGTTTTGCGAGCGGGTGTGTGTTTGAGAGCATTGAGGAAGTGGCCGAGAAGTTTAAAGATTGGGCAGATAGCGACGAGTACGAAGACCCAACGCTAAAGGATTGGACAATCGGTGATTGTCTAGCCCAGTGGAGTTTTACTTTAAAGGTTTATCACGTCAATGATTTTATTGAAGCCCCGGAGAAGTTTTTAAATTACACGCTTTAATTAACTAATATAAAAAATGTATGAAAAAATTAACAATGTTTGTGTGTGCTTTTAGTGGCGAGGAGCCGGACTTTTTTATCTTCTTAGCACCGGAAGATTGCGACCGGGTTAAAGAATTTAAATACGCCTATAAACACGAAATGGGCGAGAACTATCCGTACGGAGATATTTACCCGGAAATGATTTACAATATCACAACGGCGTACGATTACCGAGGTAAAGGAGACGGCAATTATAACATTAAATTATTTAAAGATTAATTTTATGACAAGGGCTAACTTAAATTTTATTTATCAAAATACCGGGGAAGTACCGAAGACGTTATTTTGCTATCACAACGGAGACCAATATCCGAGCGGGCTAATTGACTTTTTTAATGTCAAAGAGCTTTTTAAGGATATGACCCCGGCTAATTTTAAGAAGTGGATAAAGACTAACTATAACACAACCGCCAAGAAGATAACCCAGCCCAAAATATATTACACCGACGGCTTTATTACCGATTACTCTTATATTTTTGAGACCGACGGGAGTATTAAAGTTTTTGAATGGGATAAATTAGTTTTTGACGGAGACGCAAAGGCATTTATTAAAAAATTTAAAACTAAAAAATAATTATATGAAAGTAAAAGATTTAGTTAAGGTATTAAAAGGCCTTGACCAAGACCAATGGATACAATTAGCGAGCGACGAAGAATGGAACAATTTGTTTTATGATATTGAGGTGGGACAGAACGGCGAGTATGGGGCTTATGTTTTATTTGGATTGACCGGTAGCGAGGTGGAGAGCTATGAAGATATAGCTAATAATAAATACGACCATAATTTAGGGCTATGTATTAATTGTGGTGGCGAAAGAAGCCAAGACCAACCCGACTATTGCGACGATTGTTTAGAACTAAAAGCCAACGACTGGGACGACGATACGATTATTAAAGCCGTAGCCGAGGGTAAAAATATCCACGAGTTAAAAATAGAAAAGCTAAAGAGTGGAGAGATTAATTAAGACTAGACCGCCGGGCAGATTATATCCGCCCCCCGGCTTATTCTTAACTATAATAATATGACAGCAAGAGAAAGAAACAAAAAAGAAGCTTTAATAATGTCTAAACTTGAGGACATATGGACAGAGTTTGAAGAACTTGAGGAGGAAGACGAGGAGAAATATTCCGAGCTTAAAGACAATATAAGAGAGGTTATTGATAAAATGTAATTAACTAATATAAAAAATGTATGAAAAAGATTTACAACGACCAGTCTAATATTTTTGCGGACTGGACAACAAAGCATTTAAAACAAGAGGCTAAAGAGTATTATAGCCTTATCTATGGCGAGGCTAGTTGCTATGGTACAAGCGACTTGAGAATTTACGACGCTATTTGCCAGGAACTAGATAGCCGAGGCGTAGTGCTAAAAACTAAATTAGATTTATGCTAGAGACTATTGCCTTGTGGATTACTATTTTAGCTATGATTTTATCCTTGTTATTACTATATAAAAAGTAGCTTGACCGACAGAGACAGATTTGATATAATTAAGAAACAATATGTACAACCTAACTAATACAATTAAAGACAGGAACAAAGCAATCATAAATGATATGATTATGATTGTTTTTGGCCTGGTGATTGCCTGGTTTACTTTTAAAGACTTTATCTTAATGATTTGGAATATACTAACAGGACAGGGGAGCTTTATTTATTTTATTAACTAATATAAAAATGTATGAAGAATGCAAAGAAGACTTTAGCGAGAAAACTTTTAAGCAAGGAAGAGGTTAAAAAGAAATGCCCGATTTTTACGTCGAACAATTGGGATTTGCGAAAGGACGCCAGGGCAACAAAGGTGGCCAATAAAATTGCTAAGACTAAAGCCCGGAAGATTGAGAGATTGTCTAAACAAGAAACCGTTAGCAAAAAAGAAACTAAAAAACTATCACCGGCGGAACAAAGACAATTAAAACGTAAGGTTAAAATGATTAAGTTTGCGGAGAAGATTAAAAAAATAATTAAATAATATATGTTCTGTTCACTATTTATTGCTAGTTGGTTATGTTTTCCACCGCAACCGATAGTGTGCGAGCCAATTTTATATGACAAAAAAGCAATCGCTACGGCCTATAACCTTGAACCAGCTCAAACCGATGACTCACCTTGCATTGGAGCCGGGAACCACAATCTCTGTTCAATTCGAGCAGAAGACCCGAGTAAGTGCATTGTCGCTACTTGGCTGTACCCTCTTCATCGAAAGCTCCTTATTGAAGGATTTGGCGAATGTGAAGTCCTTGACCGCACTGCCAAAGAATATGGAGGTCGGATTGACATTTTATTTTCCGACTACGAAGAAGCAATCAAGTTTGGCAAAAGAGAGATTAAGTACAAAATAATTAAATAATTTAATAATAAATTTATGGCAAAGAATGAAACTTTTGCAAAAATTGTTGAGTGGGTTTATGTAAACGACGGAATGTTTAAGAGTAAAAACGAGTGGCGAGCGGAGTTTATTAAAATGCTAAGAACTGTTTTATGTTGCGAGGACGATAATTATCTAAGGGATATTTTATCGGGGACACCGGACATGTGCCTATGCACCAATATCCCAAATGTCAATTGCCCAAAGCACGGATTTACAAAAACTAATTAAGATATTTATGAAAAAAGAAAAACTAATTATTATTTGCGTCGCAATTCTAGCCGTCGCATTTATTTGGAGCCAGGTGGCTAAACAAAACTCAATCGAAAAACAAGCTCAAATGAAGATTGACCAGGAGAATAAAGTACTGGCAATCGAGAAAGCAGAAAAAGAAAAGATTGCCAATGAGGAACTTATGAACAAGTCTATGCTAAATATCTGCATAGAGAGTGCCGACGAAGCCTATTGGAATTATATGGAGCTTAATGGGACTGAAAAGGACGACGGCACTATTTGGGCACAAAACAGTGTTTGGGACAGAGCTAAAGATAATAAGAACGACGCAATCGATTTGTGCTACAAGAAATATAAATAAAATAAGAAGGCAAGGTGCCTTCTAACGGGACAGGCACGACAAGTATGGGGGTTAACAACACGGAATTGTTGGTTGAATTACTGGTATCCTCCTAGCAGTTAGCTCCCTTGCCTTCCCGTTTGAGTGCATCTTAACTAATAAAAAATGTATGAAGGAAACTTGGAAGGTAGAAATGAGAACAACTTGCAAAGAATGTGGAGCACCGCTCCCTAACGCTAGGTTTAGGACGTTTTGTAGTACGAAGTGCCGGACTAAAGCCAATAACAAAAAGGCTAGTGCTTATCAAACAATTTATCAAAGGAACGCCCGGGACAAGGCCGCCGAAATGCCGAGCGATAAAAAATGCCAGTGCTTAATTTGCGGGAAGTGGTATGTGCAAGTTGGCTCCCATGTAGTTAACGTCCATAAAATGTTAGCCAGAGATTACCGAGAACATTTTGAACTGGAAGTGAAGCGAGGAACTACTCCGGGTTGGTACCGAAAGTTAAAAGGTGATACCGCATTGGAGAATGAAACTTTTAAAAATTTAGAAGCGGGGAAAAAATATAGATTTAAAAAGGGAGATAAAGTGGGTGTGTATAAACGGTCTCCCATAACACTGGAAAGGCTGAAAAACCAGCATAAAGTACCCGGAAGTTATTAACTTTTTATGCACTGTTGCCACGATGTCGGCAGTGTTGTATAATAAGAGCAGTTTAGTTTTCCCTGGTCGAAGAAAATTAAAAGATGGCGGTAGCCCGCCAATTAATTAAAACATGATAGTAAATTTCTATCACTAACAATAAACATATGGGATTAGACACAAGACAGACAGGAAACTTTATCACTATCTTAGGTGGTAAATTGTGCCAGAGAGTATCGGAAGATACTATCGGTGCAGTGAAAAGAACTAATAAGTTAGGTAATGTCGTTTATGAAAAATTCTACGACAGCTTTACCGGCAAATTGATTGACATTAAAGTGCAAGATGGTACCTATGGCAAGACCTGGAACTTTGTCTTCAAAGACAAAGAGGAACCTTATACCTTGCAACTTTCTTATTCAAACAGCTTCTCGACAGCATTGTTAAAAATGCTTCCTAACCTCGACCTAACGCATGAGATGAAAATTTCTCCTAGCGTCAAGGAGGTGGATGGGAAAGACAGAAGCTCCTTGTTTATCAATCAAGATGGCAAGACCATTAAGCATGCTTATTCTCGTGAAAACCCGAATGGTATGCCGGACATGGAACAAGTTACGGTGAAGGGAGTGCTTGTTTGGGACGACACCAAGAGATTGGAGTTCCTGGACAAAATGGTGCACGAAACAATTATTCCTAAGCTAAGAGCCATTAACGGTGAAGCACCGATAGTCGCTCCTACTAGCGAAGAAATAAAAGTTGAAGAAGTAGAATTCTAATAAATAACAGCAAAAAAATGTTTACTAACAATTGGTTCGAAATAACCGGTATAAAAAACTTTGAAAAGTACCTTTCATTATTACCGTCTAAAGCAGGAGATAAATATTTAGAGGTTGGTTGTTATGAAGGCCAGGCGTCTGTCTGGCTTATGACCAACACTAAGGCTGATTTAACAGTAATAGATACTTTTGAAGGAAGCAGAGAACACAATCAAGAGTTTGAAAAAACTCTTCTCGACCGGTTTACTGCTAACATAGAGCCATATAAAGATAGAGTAAAAGTTCTTGTTGGAACCTCTAGGGAAAAATTAAAAACACTAGAGGCTAACCAATATTCTTTTATCTATATTGATGGCTCTCACCAGGCAAGTGATGTTTTAGAAGATGCGGTACTTGCCTTCCCGTTGTTGAAAGAGGGCGGGATAATGATATTTGATGATTATACTTGGGGCGTGGGCATGGGGTATTATGAAATACCAATGCCCGGGATAGATGCCTTCGTCTCTGTTTACGGAGACCAACTAAAGGTTCTGGAAAAAAACGCTCAAGTAATAATCATGAAGTTAGCAACTCGTCCTCAATAACAACTAAACAAAACTCTCTCGAATATCGAGAGAGAGCAATCCATTAATGGTAAGCGGTAAGACTGGGTTTATACATTCCCCTATTACTACTCGCACCATTGTGGGTTGCTCTATCTCGATATTACTTAAATAAAAATGTATATAAAAAATGTATATGAAGAACAATTTTTTATCATTCTTCCCCAATTGTAAGTTCCGATACTTGGATTTAACTGGTAGCAATAAGCCTCCGGTTTCTTCTGATATCTTGAGGGAAGACTTAAACAAACAGGGCTATGATAGTTTCTTTACCCCTAATGGATTTGAAGGAGCGACAGCGGTTAAAGATAACTGTATTAATCTAACGTCGTTTTATATCGACGTTGATAAGAAGCTTTCCGAGGAGGATATCAATAAGATTAAGGCCAAGCTCGACCCGACTTTTATTATCCAAACAATGAATGGGTTTCATTTCTATTGGTTGCTCGATGAAGTTATTTATAAAGAGGAATTATCTGAAGTAGAATGGAAGGACGCTGTCTCCAGGTGGGAGAGAATTGAACAGGCGATTGTTTCGGCTTTCCCGGAAGCAGATAAAGCTGTCAAAGATATCCCTAGAATACTTCGTGTACCGGGCTCAATCTATTTCAAAAAGACTGACGGGACTTTTAAGATTAAGGGAGTGTACAAACAGGCGAATAATACTTATTCAATGGACGAGGTTGAGGCTATCTTCCCGGTAGCTCTGGCCCCTCTTAGCCCTTCTGAAGTATCGGTTGATAGAATAAAAAGAATAGCTGACGCTGAAAAGAATAACTTTTTTGAAAGAGTTAACGAGGAATACCCGATTGAAGAGAGAGACAGTTTTATAAAATTAATTAGTGGTAGCCCGGACTCTCTAATCCCCAGCTTAGGTAGAAATAATTCTTTGCATATCACCGCTTGCTTAATGAGACAAGCCGGGTGGAACCAAAACAAAGCCCTAAAACATATTGAAAAGATAGGTTGGCACGGAATGGAGAGCGAGCCGGGAGGAGCCCAAGAGATATATAACACAATCCGAAGTGCATTCTCTGGCCACTACGCCTACTCCTATAAGAATGATTTGATTTCTTTTAACATGACACCGGGAGAAAACCAAAGAATCCAGTTAGCTTATACCAAGGTAATGAAGGATAGGAAGGAGCAGGACAAAGTCCGCTTCTCAAACTACGAGCAAGATATTTTAGTTAAACACCCGTACCTACGAAAGAATGAAATTGGAATGATTTTCCAATATCAATCCGGAGTTTACGTCGAACTATCCGACCAAGATATTTCCGATATTATTCTCCAGGGGTTATACGACGATATGTTATGGGGCTATCGAACTAAAAAGAATGTCGCTGACAAAGTTGCTTGTTTGTTGTCAATTATCCCTCCTCTAGCATTGACCGACGATAAAGGGTACATCGCCAATGTAAAAAATGGATTACTTAATATTTATACTAGAGAGCTAATGCCTCACAGACCGGATTTTGTTTCTTTAATCCAGTACCCAGTTGACTACGACCCTAACGCCACAGCTCCCAATTGGGATAAATGTGTCGGTGAGTGGATGTCGGGGCCGGAGCAGGAAAATAAAACTAAACTTATTAAACAGTTTTGTGGATACTGCCTATCCTCCTCGATGCTTTATGACCGTGCCTTATTTATGGTTGGTGATGGTGGAAACGGTAAGTCGACTTTCATCGATACCATTGCTATGGTTATCGGCCCAAAGGCAACCTCTAGCATTGACCTCGAAGCTCTTTATGGAACTTTCGGAATGCACGGGTTGATAGGCAAGAGACTAAATGTTATTGAAGAGGTGCACGGAAATTATTATCAGAGTAATAAGCTGAAGAAATTAATATCCGGTGAACAAATTACTATTGATATTAAATACAAACCTCAATTTACTTTTAGACCCCAAGTTAAATTTGCCTTCTCGGTAAACATGCTCCCAAGAGTTGACGATAACTCCACTGCCACTGAACGAAGAATGCTAGCCGTCCAATTCTTAAACAATTATAGAGATAAGCCAAACTATGAACTTCGCTCTAGCGTAGGGCTATTAGCCCAGGAGCTTTCCGGAGTACTGAACTGGATGATTGAAGGGGCGATAGATTTATCCAATGATGGGAAATTTGTTACTACTGAAGAGCAGTTAAGAATGCTCGATGAGTACCGGGAAGAGAACTCTTCTGTTGAAGGCTTCCTCTCCCAGTGTATTGCTCTTAATGAATTTACTTCTATCGACACCCCGACTTTATATGAAGAGTATAAAATATGGAGTATGTCCGATGGCGGAAGAAAAGTGAAAGCTAACATTACATTTACAAAAGAAGTCAAAGCCTACGGAGCCAAGGGAAATAGATTTACTTATGAACCTAGAACCAGCGGCCATAACGAATCTCGCTTTGTGGGGATTGAACTAACCCCTCAATGGAAAGCACAGAGAAATAATCAATCAAGATATTAACTAAAAATGTATGAAACCTTTGTATGAACATCAACAAAAAATTATCCGAGAAGACCGTCTCCAATGTGGACTGTTTCTTGGCACGGGAGCTTCAAAGACTCGGACGGCTCTTTGTCTCGCTGAAGGTAACACCCTTGTTATTTGCCCGAAGCAACAACGTGAAGACCAAACTTGGGAGAGAGAAAATGAGAAGTGGGGAACAGGAATAGATTTAACTGTCATCAGTAAAGAAGACCTTCGAAAAATGGGGCCTACTTTACCCCGCTACGAAACAGTGATTATTGATGAGTGCCATAATAACCTCGGGGTCATGCCGAACTTTGTACAGGTTAAAGGAGTCCAGAAGCCAAAGACCTCGCAGATTTTTGAGGAGACTAAAAACTTTATCGAAAGGACTAAGCCGAAGAGATTGTATTTTCTCTCTGCTACTCCTGTCCCAAAGCCGATGAGTATGTGGGGACTTGGAATACTGCTTGGCCAGAACTGGGATTTTGGACTGTTTCGCCAGACTTATTATGTCGAAGTCCGAGTTGGCGGGACCCGTAGAATATGGATGCCGAAGAAAACAGAGGACGCAAAACAGCGGTTAGCCAACCTGGTCCAAAGATTTGGATATACTGGGGGATTAAATGACTTCTTTGACGTCCCGGAACAAACCCATAAAGTGGTTGAAATTGGCCTTAGTGGCGAGCAAAAGCGTGCGATGGAGAATATGACCTTTGCGGAGGCAGACCCTCTGGTGAGGCGTGCCAGGCTCCGTACGATTGAGAATGGAATACTATACGGGAAGCACATTGAGGAACTAGACGGAAAGATAGACCAGATGACCAATCAGACCACTATTTTTAAGTCCTATAAGATTGATTATATCCTCGAAAGAGCCCAGGAATTCCCTAAACTTCTTATCTTTGCCAACTACACCGCCCAGATTGAGGAGATTGCTAGAGCTTTACGAGCCGAAGATTATGAAGTCTCAATTTTAAACGGTGCCACTAAAGACCGGAGTTTTATCAAAAGAGTCGATGAGAGCGATGCTCCTCACATAATTATTGCCCAGTGTGCTATCTCTTCCGGCTATGAACTTCCCAGCTTCCCCTGTGTAATCTATGCTAGTAAGTCGTTTAGGTTCATTGACTATGAACAATCGCTAGGAAGAGTATTAAGGTCAAACGCCCTAAAGAAAAACTTGTACATACATTTGGTAGTAGAAGGCTGTGACAAAGACTGTCATGAGTCTATAATGAATGGGGTTGACTTCCAGGAGCGGCTAACGATGAATATATGAATTATCCTCAAGAAAAAAATTCAAATTGGAAACCTAAATCAACTAATTATCAAACAATCCACACCTGGTTGCAGGTAAATTTTAAAAAAGAAAAGTGTGAGGATTGCGGGGTCAAGGATAAGAAGTTCGATTGGGCGTTAAAAAAGGGCAGAAAATATTTAAGGAAAAGAGAAAACTTCAAGGTCCTCTGTAGAAGTTGCCATCTTAAATATGACTATACCCAGAAGAGAAGAGACTTAACTAAGACATTGGTGCTTAAAAGATGGCACAAAGATTAACTTTAAACATATGAAGAAACGATATTGCCCCGACTGTAAAATAGAAGTAGAGGTTGGGGAAGAAACTATTGTGGGGGAAGAGTATTTATATTGTGTCTTGTGTGGAGCTGTTATTGCTAAAATAGATTTTAATTGGAATTTACCAGAGGAGACATTGACAGCGACATCTACATAAGGTATAATAACTATATGAAACGTATATTAAATAAGTGGCAGTTCCAATTGTCCTTGAACAAAGATTACGTCCGGGGATATGGGCACGTTCTGATGGTGGGAATAATAAAAGTTATTTCCTTCCCAGACGAGGCGTGTATGTTGAGCAAAAAGAATTATAAAGGATTTCTGATAACTAAGTATTTATGAAAAGAGAAGCAAAGTGGAATACCGTCCTAGAACAGTATTTAAGAGAGAAGAAATTCTATTGCTATTATGAACTGAAGCAAACCGATACTGAATCATTCGCCTTTGCTAAGATAAGAAAAGTACAGTGGGACGGATTACAAGCAACGGAGAAAAACGGATTGGTCTGGAAGTTATCCGATGAGGAAAGCCGGCCGAAACCAATCGATGGATTATCAACTCCTCCGCTCCCCTCTTATTTAGTAATAAAGTTTAAGGATAAATTCTGTTTAATCAGATTTGAGAAAATAGTAAAGCTAAGAAATGAAGGCGTTATATCTGTCTCGAGGTCGACGGCAGAAGAGATGTCTGAAAAAATAATAATCTTAAAATTAAAATAATAATTATGAAAAAAGAAATTGCAGCGAAAGCTAAGGTGAAAGTAAAGGTTCTCCCGATGGCGAGAATCAACACGAGAATCAAACAAATCCAACATAAATATATTAAGTTGGAGGCAAAGAATACTAAGCGTACAGAGGGGGAAGTTTTTCGTGATATCATCGACTTTTATATAAATAAAAAAAAGTAATTAAAAATGTATGTTAGAATTCGTTAAAATGTACGAAGAGTATGCTATCTTGGACGCTAAGATAAAAGCTTTGACAAGTCAGAAGGACGAAATTAAAGTCCAAATCCTAGAAGAGTTCGAAGCTAGCGGGACCAACAATATGGATACCCCGGTTGGCAAGTTCACTATTTCTAAATTGAAATCATGGACCTACACCGAAGCAGTTGAAGAAAAAACCGAAGAGCTAAAAGCTCTCAAAGCCAAAGAGGAAAGCACTGGTGATGCAACTTATGAAGAGAAACCATCTCTTCGCTTCACCGGTTTAAAACTTTAATTAATTAATCCGCAAACAAAATGGAAAAAGTAACAAAGGTGGCTCCTAAGCCAATAATCAAAAAGGTGGCTCCTAAGCCAGCAGCTAAGAAGGCAACTCCTAAGCCGACTGTTGAGCTAGTTAGTTATTCGATTAAAATGGTTATCCCAACTGGTGCTTATGCAAATATCCAACCGGAAATAATCGTTAAGTCGAAGTCTATTGAAGACGCCCATAACTATATTGCTCCTCACATGAACAAACTATGGAAGGAATATTTCTTAATCAATGAGCGAAGACCGGAAACTCCAAAAACTTCTGTGGTAACTCCGCCGGCTCCGGTTGTTGTTCCAGAGCCAGTTAAGACCCAAACTGAAATGGTCATCGAAACTTTTGGTGGTCATGAAATTGGAGGTAAAGTTCCTGCCGGTGTCCCATCAAATGTTCCTGGACCGGATAGCAGTGTCGCTTTGGTTAAAGCTACCCAGGCTATTGAGTCTTGTTTAAGTCTTGATGCTTTGGAACTAATTGAAGCCCAGGTTATTAAATCAGTTAAATTGAGCCACGAAGATAAAGAGGCTTTAATGCCACTTCTAAGTAAAAAAGCTATTGATTTAACATTCCCCGACGATGCAAAATAAAAAAAACAAATTAATATTACCCCGCCCTCACTTGTCGTGGACCCAATTAAGTTGTTGGACCACGAGCCCCGCTCGTTTTAGAAAAGAGTATTTCGAGTGTGGCAACAAGTTAGACACCAAATATTTGAGACTAGGCAAGGGGATAGCAGAACTTATTGAGCGAGATGCCCATAAAGTTTTACTACCGGACTTGATAGTTTACGATGTAAGGGAGCACGAGATAAGGACAACCGTCCGAGGAGTCCCGCTGCTCTCTTACCTCGATGACTACGACCCAATTAAAAATGTTTTTCGTGAGAAGAAGACTGGTAAAATACCGTGGACACAAGCTAAAGTTATTAAGCATGGCCAATTAGTTTTCTACGCCGTAGCTCTAAAACATAGCATAGGGAAAATCCCCGAATACTGTGATTTGGACTGGATGGAAACTAAAGAAGGGGCCATTGAATGTGATGACTTCTGGCGTGAGAATGAAAAAATTGTCCAGGTAACCGGGAGAATAAAGAGCTTCCATCGTGAGTTTGATGAGCGGGAGATTGAGAAGATGGAGGATTTAATCGAGAAGTCGGCTTATGAAATATCGGAAGCATATCAAAACTTCCTCAAGGAGATTTAATAAATTAACTATAATTTTATGAACGAAGAGATTAAACAACCAGCTATTTTGCAGAGGCTAGAAATATTGGGTGAATTAATCGGCAAGTTAGAAAGAAAATTAGCACCCGTTACAAATAATTCCCCAATAGCAGAATGTGAAGACAGGGCCATCGGAGAGAGCCTGGCCATGGAAAGAATAGGACTGTTATGTAGCAAAGTGGAAAAAATAACAACGGCGGTTGATATTAGCTAACTTTATGAAACATAAAAAATGCGACTGTGACCACCTCTATACCTGCATTTTCTGTAAAGAACCTATCAATGTTAGAGTTCAACCCTGGGACTATCTTTTCCCAAGTTCGACTTTCCATTTGGGGTGCAAAATTAAAAATGATTTCGATAATAAAGTAAACGTATGAAACAATTGCCAATTTACGGGAACAAGACACTCCGCCTAGCGTTTGAATTTGGTCTAGTATTGTCGGAGGTAGCGAAGGAGAGAAAGATAGAACTGACAAGCGAGATATCAAGTAGAGCAGAAGATATCCTAATTCAGGAGTTGGGAGAAAAGGGTTTCCGCAAGACCGCTCTCAATTTCATCCCGCTGGTACTGGCCGTACTTGAAGTAAAGGAATAAAAAAACACCCCATCCGGGGTGTCTTTTTTTATATAGGATTATATCTGCCCTCTCTCGATTTACTTGGTGCTTTTCCCTTCTTTTTGTCTTCTTGCTTCTGATAATATTTTTTGCTTTCTGGGAGATTGAATTTTCCAAACAACGCTCCGGAGATATAATTTTCTGTAGTTGGAGCAACTTTATATTTAAACTTCCCAGAGCCAGTAGTCTCTTTACCGGCATCGACAGTAGAGAGCCCCTCAACTGTTCTTTGAATTTGAGCACCGGCGGGGACAATGTTAGTGAACAATGATTTACCAACGACCTTAGCTCTCTGGCTTCCGTCTAATTTATTGCCGTACTTATCGACTCCCATTACCCCGCTGTTGTATAAATCAACAAAGAATTGGATTGCCGGTGGCATTCCCCACCTCAAAGTCTTGAATGAGTCGTCCCACTTCATGCCGAATGCTCCACCGATGTAAGAGAACAGGAGCATCGAACTAGCAATGTATCTAATAAGTTTCCGCCACTCCCTTTGACCAATCATATGCCCAATAAATTCTGTTTGCTTTAATCCGAAGGTCTGAAATTGGGCGACCATTTTGGCGATGTCACTATTTAAGGCGACCGGAGTATCGAGTGAGCCGAATAAGAATTGAGTCTTAGCGGCCACGAATTTCCCGTAAGCAATAGCGTCTTCTTTCGTCGGAGTATAATTTGCGGGCTTCTCTTTACCTAGAGCTTCTCTGAATTCTTTGTTAGTAGTCTTTCCCGCTGCGAACTTAGCCTTAGCCCCGTAGTAAGCCGCTCCACGATTAACGAGTTCCGAGGCATTCATATTTACAAATAGAACATTATCGAATTTCTCGGCCATCTTTTTTACGGCACTGTAAGTTCTGTCTTCAATGAAAGGAGCAATTAACACGCCGTTGTCTCTTAATTCTTTGCCTCCAAATTTAACCAAGTCTATATACCCCCGGGTGGTGTACCATCCGCCAAGTTCTGTGAAAGTATTAACGCCCTGGGTTAAATTTTTAGCGAAGGAGGTAATAGAACCACCAATCTTCGCTCGAGCAATCATCATTCTGATGCTTCTAGTAATAGTTGCCGTTGGTCTGGCCCCAAATAAGTATCCGAACTTCTCTTTAATATGGTTATCAATTAAGGTATCAGCCGTGGTTGGTCTCATATTAACCGCTCCAAGGTAACTATTAAGGTAATTCAATTGACTGGTATCTGTTAAGTGCGAGCTAGCTTCCTTCAATTCAGCTAATGCCGGGTCCATGTTAACTTTGCGAGTCGCTCTTTTAACATAGGCGTCGAGAGCTTTCCAGGTATTTTGGATATAGCCCTTCGCTCCTTGTCTTTGTAATAAGAACGGGTCATAAACACTACCTGGGATTTTCTTGTTGATAAGGAAGGCAATTTCCTCTGGGATTTCTCCACCCTTGCCGAATGGGAAAATGTGGGTGATGTAATCAGATATTCTATCGTCCGGAGACATTCCAAGTCTGTCAGCCCATTCACTTAGCCAGACTTTGATTTCTTTGGCTACCTGCGATTCCTCTGCAGTCAAAGCAATCTCTTCTCCATCTAAATACTTAAAGATTTTTTCGTTCCCTTCAGCGGAAACTCTTTTTGACCAAGCGGTAATCTTATCTATGTTGCCCGGCAATTCTTTGACGTAGCCCTCGTAGCCTTTAAGCAAGGCCTGGTAGGCTGGTCTAATTTTCATTCTATCAAAGACCTTCCAAGGGGTACGAAGGTAGTCCATCCAGCGAATTCTTTCATTAAGCGGGGTATGCTTTTCTCCTTCGATTACAGCCTCTAGGGGCTCGATAGTGGAGCCAATATCTGGCGGTAGTCCTTCTTTACCTTTTTCAAGTATTTCATCAGCCATACCAGCTGGAGACTCCGCAGTTTGAGGCATTAGGGTCTCGACAGGAACCTCTTTAGAAGACCCCTTAAATAAGGATTTAGCCTCTTCCGCCGCTCTAGCTTTTGGGGTAATGGCAAATGAGCCTTCTCCTGGAGTTCCTTGTGCGGCAGTAACTCGTTGGTCTAGTTTATCGAACAAGGTTTTTATATCTGTCTTAAAACTAGGAGCCTCTCTGTTAGCGAATTCTGTAAGTGGAGTTGATTTATCGCCGGCCAAAATCTTATCGAAGACAGGTTTTATTCTATCCATTGCTTCGATATTTCCACGATTAACCAATCTCTTCAAGCCATCAAATAATTTCTTTGAAACTCTTTTAAGCAACGGTTCCATCTGTTGAGCAGGAACTTTATGCTCGAAGACATATTCAGAGAAGCTTTGAGCAAAGAATTCCTGGACACTGCCTCCATGATATTTTGGATTCTTGTTGAGACTGCCTTCGAAGATTCTAGTATTGCCGGCTTTACCTCCTAATTTTTTATAGACTTCGTCGACAACAGCTCTTTCTTCTGAAGTCAGAAGCATATAATAACCAGCGTGGCCGTATTCGTGAACGAAAGTTCCGGAAGCATCCTTGCCGTTAGCGGCGATGCCTTTTTGCATTTGAAGTTTATGTTGGTCAAATTTACTTTCGTCAACGATTTGCCTGCCGTTAACCATTTTAGATTTCCAAGTAACTCGGCCTAAAGACCTCTTTAATCTTCCGTTAACTTCTATATTTAGATAATCCAAAAACTCGTCTTTGGTATTTTCAAATAATGTTTTTAAGATAGTGGCATCCTCGGGAAACATGGTGTTATCTTTAACCATGGCGTCCATCGAAGCGTTAAACTTTTTCTGTCCTGGTTTAGCGGCACGGTATTGGTTATTAATTTCCTCAATTGATTGAGAAGGGTCTATCGCCTGTTCATTATTGCTTACTTGGTTGCTATTCCTATTATAATTATCAGCGAATTTGTTAAAAGCCTCAAATGCTTTTTTTATTTCAGTGGATTTTACTCCCGGTAACGATATCTCTGTTAGAAATTGGCCAGTACCAACGGGAGCCTCTCTCACCGAAACATCCATACCGGAGTTTTGAGCCGCTTCTATAAGATTCGGTGTTACACTTTTTTGATTATAAATAATTTTCCATTGTTGAGGAGTTTGAGAAAAATGAAAACCAGAACTTAATGGCTCCTCATTAAAAGTAGCCTCCACTGCAGAAGCAACTGGTAACTCAAGCTCTATTCCGCCAATAGAGGAAACCCTAGTTGTAGGGATTGCAGCTTCTTCTGTTGAGTTTTTATCTTGATTAAATAGTGGTTGACTAGGAGTTGAAACGACACTGGCGTTATTAACTGGAGCTTTTTTATCATAAGCACCAGACCCTTCAGCAATAACATTCGGAGCGGTCATAAGTAACATAGGAAGAGCAGAATCAATCATTGTCTGAACACTTTGTTTTGAAACCTTCCAAAGGGCTTCAGCGACTGGAATGCCTTGAACTTTATCGTCCATCCACTTTCCCATTTCAGTAGTTATTCCAGTGATAAACTGTTGCATTCCTTCTTCTCCGACCTCTGTTGCCCAATTTTTACCATATTTCTGAACCATCGAGGCCACAGAACGCTTTGTAAGCGATGCAATTTCTTGTTTCGCTAACTTGTTCAGCTCTGGGACTATTTTATCAACTTGTGAAAATTCGATAGCAGCATAAGGGACACCGGCTGCAGACCCAAGCCATTTTGAGGTATCATGGTCGATTCCTTCGTCTCTCATCACACCGTACATACTACCAGCTCCTTGGCGGTACCAGTACTGCATTCCTCCCAACATTTCACCGGCTTTGTAGGCAGTGGGAACCGTAACCAGTTCTTCCGGAAGACCAACTTGAGGACCAAGTTGTCCGGCGATAAGGGCGGCTGCTCCGGCACCAGCTCCCAAAACTTTACCTTGAACATTACCAGTAAGCATTGCTGGAGCCATTCCAGCAACAGTGGTTAGAGTCTTTGTCCCTAGGTTTTTATTTTTAATCGGGTCGTTGGCTTCTTTAGCTTGGAGTATCTGTTTTCTCTGATTAACTTCGTTGTATTTATTTGGGTCGTTAGACATCATGGCCGAATACATATCGGTATCAATCTTTGCCGCTTCATTACCACGAGAATAAGATTCTTTTAAATTACCAACGAGACCACGACCACGAGTGGCCATGTATTCTGTTTGGGCATCGCCTTGAGTTTCTATTTGTTTTTGGATTGGGGTTTTGTTCATGCCAAAAAAATCCTCCACTTTGTCTGGGAGAACGGCACGGACGACTTTGTTCCATAGGCTTTGTTTTTCTGGAGCGGCTGCCTTTCCTTGAGATAGGGTTGATTCTGGAAGTCCGTATTGCTGGGCAATTGTGAGGGGCTTAGGAGTAGCAACCGGGGGGGTAACTGGAGAGGGTTTAACTACTGCAGCCAAAGGAGCAGCAGCAGGGACTGCTGTTGCGGGGGCATATCGGTTAACCCTAGATATATCAGTAGTGGTGGCGACTGGAGTGTACCTATTAGTTCTTAACATATTTTTTTAATTACCTGTTATCGCACCCCAAACTCGTTTAATCCATCCCTCTTTCTCTTCTGGTTCAGCAGGGATTTGACTTATAAAATATTGTTTAACAGCAGGAGATAGCGGACTTGCAGATATTTCTGAAGATAATTGTTCAGCCGAAAGGTCTCCAGCAAGAATGCTCTTATAATCTTCTGCGAAGTTTTCATACATTGGGACTTTCTTGTCTTCGGCGTTCAAGCCCATAGGAGGGTTGATGTAGAAGTTTTTAATATCATCGTCGAGAGAATCGAATAAAGTTAAACTCATTCCGGCGTTAACAGCTCCATTATTTAATTGTGTTTGAGTGAAGACATCTTTTTCTTTACCGCCAGAGCCAGTCGCTCCAGGAGTTGTTCCGGTAGTAGCCCTCCACTGTCTGATTGATTCGTTGGTCTTGAAAATTTCCATTTCCTTTGCTGCTGCTAAATCAGCCTTCTGTTTTTCAGCGTCTTGAGTTGTTTTAAGTCTTGCAAAAACATCCTGCAAAGCTGGGTCGTAAACACCAGCATAAGCATTCTCAATTGCCTTGAGTTCGGTTGGGCTATAAGCAATGCCAGATTGATTGCCAACTCCATAAGGGTCAGTAGCTCCAGTGGCAATATCGTTTCGTGAATTATTTAAAGTAGTTGCCCTAGCATTTAATTGTTCGGCAGTTTCGTTAGGATTAGTCAAGG